CCGGTTCGGCGAAGGGTGACCGGTGGGCGTCCTTGACCGGGTGAACGCGGCGCTGGCGGAGTCCAGGTCCGCTGAGACCAGGGTGCTCGGCGGGGTGCCGTGGCGGCCGTGGGACTCGCCGTACTGGCGCTTTGACATTGGCGGCCCGGTGCACCCGTCGAAAGCCGGCGACGCCGGGCAGGAGTCCGGGCTGCGCCTCGCCCCCCTCTACAGCGCGGTGCGGCTGATCGCGGAGGGCGTGGCGAAGCTGCCGGTGCACCAGTACCGGGAAGCGGGGAAGCGGACGGTCAGGCTGCCGCCGGGGCAGCTGCTGGCGAAGCCGTCGGTGTACCTTCGCCCGTTCGACTGGAAGATGACGGGGATGACGTCCGTGCTGCTGCACGGGATGGCGTACGGGCTGATCACCACCCGCGACGGTTACGGGTACCCGACGACGGTGGAGTGGCTGCCGCCGGAGCAGGTGGTGGTCGTCGACTCCCAGCCGTTCAACCCGCTGAAGGCGCGGTTCCTGTACGCGGGCCGGGAGGTGCCCCGGGAGGACCTGTTCATCATCCGCGGCCTCACCGTCGCCGGGCAGACCGAAGCGGTGTCGCCGCTGAAGGCGTTCCAGATGCTGATCGAGGCCGGGCATGACGCGATGGCCTACGGGTCCGGCTGGTACCGCTCGGGCGGGTTCCCGCCGGGGACGTTCCGCAACACCGAGTACGAGGTGGAGGACGTCCAGTCGGACGAGATCCGCAAGAAGCTGGTCCGTGCGCAGCAGCGCCGCGAGCCCCTGGTCTTCGGAAGGGATTGGGAATACACCGCCGTGACGGTGCCGCCGGAGCAGGCGCAGTTCATCGAGTCGCAGCGGCTGACCGCCACGCACATCGCGGGGATTTACGGGATACCGCCGGAGCGGATCGGCGGCTCCCGGGGTGACTCGCTGCACTACTCCACGCAGGAGCAGGAGTCCATCTCGCTGATCACCGACTCGTACGACCCGTGGCTGGTGCGGTTCGAGGAGGCCCTGGCGGAGGCGCTGCCGGTGTCGCAGTACGCGGAGTTCGACCGTGACGCCCGGATCAGGCATGACATCACCACCCGGTGGAACGTGTACCGGACGGCGCGGGACATCGGCGGGATGAACGTGGACGAGGTCCGCGACCTGGAGCAGATGGAGCCGATCCCGAAGCCTGTCGACCCCGATGACTACGACGGCACCGATTACACGCCGCCGCAGATCCAGGTGGCGGCGGCCCGCGGCATCAAGGAGATCATCGGCGAGGGCACCGGCGGGCAGGGCGGCACGGGCGGGGTGGAGACGAACCCGGAAGCGGTCCCGCAGGCCCCGGCGCCGATGCGCCCGCAGCCGGTGCCGTCACCGAACGGGAACGGCCGGCCGCAGCGCGGCTGATTCGCTAAACCATGGAAGGAGCGCCCCCATGGCGCATGAGTACCGGGCGCAGATCAGCACCGCGGACCAGAACGACCTGCCCGACGACGCGTTCGCGTACATCGAGCCGGGCGGGTCGAAGGACAGCGGCGGGAAGACGGTGCCCCGGTCGCTGCGCCACTTCCCCGTGCACGACGCCGCGCACGTCCGTAACGCGCTGGCCCGCGCGCCGCAGTCCCCGTTCGGGGACAAGGCGATGCCGAAGATCAAGGCGGCGGCGGCGAAGCTCGGGGTTCATGTCGGTGACGACGACGCCGACGACGGCGGCCGGGGCTGGCAGGGCACGGACGTGGAGCGCCGGTTCACCCCCGGCGCGTGCGAGGTCCGCGCCGCGGCGGAGGGCCGTCACATCGGCGGGTACGGCGCGGTGTTCGGCAAGCTCAGCAGGAACCTGGGCGGGTTCGTGGAGACCGTCGGCGCGGGCGCGTTCAACCAGGCCAAGTCCCTCGGCTGGCCGAACGTGGTCGCCCGGTACAACCACGATCCCAACATGGTGCTCGGCACCACCGCGGGCCGCACCCTGGCGCTGCGGACGGACAACGTGGGCCTGGAGTACGAGGTGCTGCCCCCGCAGTCCCGGCAGGACATTATCGAGCTGGTGGAGCGCGGCGACGTGCAGTTCTCCTCGTTCGCGTTCCGGGTGCCGCGCGGCGGCGACGAGTGGTCGGTGACGGACCAGAACTACCCGCTGCGCACCCTGCACGAGGTGCAGCTGGTGGACGTGGCGCCGGTGCTGGACCCCGCCTACCCGGACGCGACCGCGGGCCTGCGGTCGCTGGCGGCGGCGATGGACGCCCCGCTGGATGAGGTGCGGACGATGGCGGCGGCGGATGAGCTGCGCCGGTTCTTCGCCCGCACCGATGCGCCGTCCTACCGGCCGCCGAAGCCGAAGGTGCAGGCCACCGTGGCGATGATGCAGCTGATGGAGAAGCGCCGGAGCCCGTTCCCCGGCCAGGGCTGAACAACTGAATGACAACTGAATAGCGGGACAGGCAACGCAACCATCCCGCGCACGGCAACCATCCCCCAACCCTGAAAGGACCCGCCGTGAGCGAGGTTGCGAAGAAGCTGAACGACCGCAGGCTGAACGTGTGGAACGAGGCGCGTTCCATCATCGAGAAGGGCGCGGAGGAGAACCGGGACCTGTCCGCTGAGGAGCAGGGCACCTGGCTGCGGATGATGGAAGAGCTCGACAAGATCGACTCCAAGATCGAGGGCGTCCTCGCGGCGGAGAAGCGGGCGAAGGACACCGACGACGCGTTCAACGCGATCATCGGCAAGGACGTGGACAAGCGCCGCCAGGGCCGCACCGAGCCGACGCACTCCCAGCAGGCGGGGGATGAGATCCGCGCGTGGTTCCGCGGCGACGCCGGGAACCGGCCGCTGGAGGTCTCCCACGACCCGGCGCGGGGCCCGATCTCCTACCGGTCCCTGGTCACGTCCAACGCCGCCTCCGGCGGGAACATTGTTCCCACCGACTTCTACGACCAGCTCCTCGCCCACCTGGTGGAGGTCAGCGGCCTGCTCCAGGCGGGGCCGACGATCGTCAACACCGCCGGCGGCGAGTCGCTGCAGTTCCCCCGCACCACCGCGCACACCACGGCGGCGCTGACCGGCCAGACGTCCTCGATCAGCGAGGTGGACCCGCAGTTCGGCCTGGTCACCCTGACCGCGTTCAAGTACGGCGCGTTCCTGCAGGTGTCCCGCGAGCTGCTCGATGACTCCGCGGTGGACCTGGTCGGGTACCTGGCCATGTCGGCGGGGCGCGCGATCGGCAACGCGTTCGGCGCGGACCTGGTCACCGGCACCGGCACCAACCAGCCGTCGGGGCTGGTGGCGAACTCCACGCAGGGCGTCGCCGGGGCCACCACGGGCAAGGGCGGCGCCGCGCAGTACGCCGACCTGGTGAACCTGGAGTACTCGGTGATCGCCCCCTACCGCCAGTCCCGGTCGTGTTACTGGCTGGCGGCGGACAAGACGATCGGCGGGTTCCGGCTGCTGCTGGACTCGCAGAACCGGCCCATCTGGGAGCCGTCGGTGGTTCTCGGTTCCCCGGACCTGCTGCTCGGCAAGCCGCTGGTCGCGGACCCGTTCGTCCCCGCCGTGGCCACCTCCGCGAAGTCGGTGTTCTTCGGCGACTTCGCGCAGTACGTGGTCCGCCTGGTCGGCCCGGTCAGGTTCGAGCGGTCGGACGACTTCGCGTTCCAGACCGACCTCGTGTCGTTCCGGGCCATCATCCGCGGCGACGGTTCCTTGATCGATCGCACCGGCGCTTGCATGAAATATTTCGTGGGGCCGGCCACCTGACCTGCGGTTTTGCCATTCCGGGCGCGGCGGGGAATCGCGCCCGGAATGGCAAGGGAATGGGCGTGAAAGCACGGACCCGGGCTGCGGTGCAGGCGTGCGCGGCGGACTGCGGGCATTACGTCGCCCGTGGCCACGCGGTGGTGCGGCGCGGGAAACGGTGGGTGTGCACCCGGTGCTCCCTGCCGGGCGGCACGCAGTGGGCGCCGGCCCGGTGCGGCGCGTGCGGGCTGCCGCTGGGGCAGGGCGCGCGGATCGCGCTGCCGACCGATGGCCGGTGGCGCCACCAGGAATGCTGCACGGGACGTCCCGTGGCCCTCGCCACGGTGGCGGTGAGTTAAGGCAAAGGAGAGCCAGCATGGCTGACCTGATTTACAGCGGCCCCACTGATTCGGCGGACGGCGCCGCCGGTTCGGCGCCGGGTGCGCCGATGGCGTACGGGGCGGGTGACCCGTCGCAGGTGACCGGGCAGGACCCGGCGTCGTTCCTGGGCATCCCGTTCTCCTACGACACGGGCCTCGGCGGCTCGCCGCCTGCGGGCCCGGCGGGAAGCTCGGACGACCCGACGGGCGAGCCGGGCCAGTACCCCAGTGAGGGCACGTTCTCCCACGTCCCGCTCGGCGGCACCGGGCTGGACGGGTCGGACGGCGCGCCGCCGTCGATGATCGAGACGACGGGGAAGACGTTCGCGGTGACCGACCCGAACTACACCGCAGGCAAGCCCGGCGGCGGTTCCGGGGTGCAGCTGGTGGAGGCACCGGTCGCGGTCGGCGGCCACGACGACTCCACGATGGTCGTCGGCCAGTACCCGCCGGCGAAGCCGATCGTGCCGGGGGACTACTACCCGGATATGTCCGGCGCGGGCGAGGGCAACGTGCTGGTCGGCGGGTTCAAGAAGGGGCGCCGGGGATGAGTGACACGTTCCCGCGCGGTCCCGGCTCGCCGCAGGCCGCCGGTGCCGGGCAGATGGCGCACCTGTCCGTCCACGAGGCGGTGGTGATGAACGAGCCGGAGGTGGACGGCCCGTCGGACTTCGACCGGCCGCAGCCGGCGGACGAGGGCGGCAGCGACTCGGGCGGGTGGGTGAAGACCGCCGACTACGACACGGGCTATTACGGGATCGACTCCGGCGTGTGGAAGCAGGTGTAGGCGTGCAGAT